ATAAAAGGAAAAATATGAAAGCAACTGTATGGAGTAAAGATCAGTGCCCCTATTGCGACCAAGCAAAAGCATTGTTAAAGCAAAATGGCATTGAGTTTGAAGAACGTAATGTAAGTAAAGATTGGACCCGAGAACAACTATTAGAAGCAGTACCGACTGCCAGAACCGTGCCGCAAATATTTTTAGATGATAGACTTGTTGGCGGATTTACAGAACTTAAAAAGTTATTTGAACAGGAAAACGCTGTTGGCTACGGCGATGGAGTATTATAATATGTTAATTGACAAAGGCGCCTCAGTAGGTGAAGTAGTGACGTTTAAACTAACGTCCGGTGAAGAGCTGATTGGAAAATTAGTGGAAGAAACTGATGCACACTACAAGCTATCACGCCCAATGGTGATTGCCATGGGTGCCCAAGGTCCAGGACTGATGCCCTACTTGTTTACAGTGAGCCCAGACAAAGATATTAAATTGTCAAAAAGCACAGTTACAGTGGTTGCAGTCACAGACAAGATGTTTGCTGATCAGTTTATACAAAGCACCACTGGTATTAAATTGGTGTAAATTGCTGGATAAATAATTGACAAGAACGGAACAACATGCCAGCAGTACAAAGACAAGGTGATACAAACTCAGAAGGCGGTGCAGCCACAGCAGGTGTGGCATCAGTACGAGTTAACGGCAAGCCTATTGTGGTTGATGGCACAGGCGTTTCTGCTCATGCGCCATGGAAGCCAGCAAAAGCACATGCACCACATGTTGCCGCAAGCACTGCTGGTGGTAGCGGCACAGTACGTGCTGGTGGAAAACCTGTTGTTAGAACTGGCAATGTTGACACCTGTGGACATGCACGAACAGGCGGCAGTCCTGACGTAAGGGTAGGATAATGGCGGGATCATTGTCTCCACTACAACTACAAGCTGCCGCTGGCTTGTTTCAAAATCAAGGCTACAGTGTTAATGCAAATCTAACTGCTACAGTTGATGCATATAAATCAACCCTGTTATTGACTCCTTTGATAGACGCTATTGGCAATGCAAGTGGATTGCCAGGATCAACACAACTGTTATTACAAACATTTGCCAATACAAGTTGCCCTGCATTGGCTGATTCTATAGTTCCTGGCACCACAGCAATTGTCACATCCACATTGGCCAATCCCGGAATGACAGGCATTGTCACACTGACAGCAGAAGCATACATGGGCGACGGTGACCTTAGTAAATTTGTACAAACGTTTACCCAAGCCGACAGTTATTGTTCAACTGTAAATGTCTTTATCAACAGTGCAGTAAACTCCAACAGTTATCTAGGTCCTACATTTACCGGCATGGACAATCTTGTCACTGCAGGACTTACTGAAATCAATCGGGCCACGGCTGCAATGGGCGATGACTTGTTCAATTCTGGCCACTACATAGATCTAGGGAATCTTGACAATTACGGAACGCCATTGGCACTGATACAACAGATATCACGTCGTGCTGGAACAATCAGTCCGTTGATAGGAATACTGAGCCAGGCTGGCGTGCCTGACAACATTATTTTAAATCTCAATGATCCTGCTGTGATAGTAACTGACACTGTGCAAAAAATTATGTATAACGCATTACGTAGTGTCACAGGCGACGAGCTTGCAAATATATTAAGAATATTAGATGTTTGGACACCAAACATCAACACATTGGCAGACTTGTTGAATCCTGCTGTGATGTTGCCCAACAGTTATCCATCCTTAACAATGCCAACTGCAGATGGCCCACGTGCTATTTACATTACGACCCCGCCAGAACCACCAATTGACTACGATAACTTGACTCCTGAACAGAGTCAGGCTATACTTGACGAAGAGGCTGCTGTAAGAGCAATTGATCGACCACTGGCCTGCGAAATACGTCAAAGTGAAAATCCAGTCACTGCAGGCTCCGCTGCTAGTCCTGTAACAGGAGACACTTCCGGCAACACAGGTTCCGGCAATCAATACACACCAAATAGTTCGTTAGAACCTATAGTGGCTGCTGATCAGGCCGGAATAAGTTATGAGCGACTGAGCGTTATGACAACCCCAGGGCTGGCACTGGTCAACAAAGCATTGTCCTGCTCACTTGATCAGGTTACAAATATCAGTCGTATGAATTTACCACAGTTGTCTGAAGCGTTTTTAGCGGCAGAAACCAACAAAGGTTTGCTGGCGATCGAAGCACAGACCCAACCATTACCGACGGCAGCAGTGAGCTACTATGCAAATAGTATAGCAACAGGATCTGGTGTAAATGGTACTATATTGTTAACCGACATCCTGGGAACTGCGGCTGGCACCACTGTTACTGACAGCATTGGAAACTGCATTAGTATTATTGATACATTGTACGATGCAGGATCGTTGAATAATTTAATTACTATCTATGATGGCATATTGGCAAATGCAATAGTGTCAGACAATGGCAATGTATTGTCGTTGATATCTGACGCCGCAAACGTTATTGGAAATATTGCCAATGCTAACCCAACAGAAACCGCCAGCCTCAACACAAACTTTTTGGCAATCAGCGCACAGATAACAAAGGAAACTGGATTGCAGGTTACAGCAGGTATAGATATCGGCAACGTAATAGGTAATAGTCAAACGTCTATCATGAGTTTTGTATCTTCGTTGCCGGGCTATGGACTTGATACCAAGGTTGGCGGTTCTGCACAATATTTAGAAAATGTGGCTACATCCGCAAGTGCTGGGCAATCCACTGTGGCAGTACTGCGCGAAGGCCGCACAACAGAAGGACTTAATGTTGCAGGAGTAGGAACATCAGCTACTACTGTAGACCCAATACCATCAACTCCGCCACCGCAAGCTGTGTTAAGCAGTTCTAGAATCTTCGAAAGAGAAGCGCAGAGTCAAGTGGTTTATTAAACCCAGCCGTTGAAGTCGGTAGATAAGTCAATAGGATGAACTTCCCAACCGTCTTTTGACCAGCGTAGTAACATCAATAATGTGTTTAAATAGTTCATTTATTAAACTCCTCTGCTAGGTACATAAGAATGATTGTACCAAACACAATGATCTGAATTGTAACTAATTCTATGTCCATGATTACTTCCAATAATGAAATTTGCTAGCAGAACTTTGACGATATTCGTGAATTATTTCTGCCCAGGCAATTAGACCGTCATAAACTGTGTTGATAAAGTTTTTCATAGATAACTTCCTCGACGATCAAATTCTCTAGTCCAGTGGTCTACATCACAGATGTCTTGTACGTTTTTACTCGCGAGATAAGCGTCTAATTTGCTTTGATAGTTCTGTCTTGGGAACATTTCGGCTAGACGCTCAATTAGTTTTGCTATTGTTGCTGTCATTGCTTTTTCCTTTAGTTTTATAGAAACTCGTGGTGTCTACTGAGTTATTTATGTTGCAACGCAATATCTCTAATGGTTTCTACTAATATAGACAGCCAAAAATAAACCCACTCAGAGTGGGTTTATGTGGTACCGTGCGTTTCATGATACCTTTTGAGTGCCAGCATTCTGGCCAACCATAATCTAAATTTTACATAATCGGAAAGTTCGTCGTCCAGGACTAGTTGTCCAAACTCTGCGCTTCGGCGATTACGTCCAAATGTGACTTCATCATCTATGACAAAGTCATCATCGTCAAGATTATTTCGCTGCCGGAGTAGCGGCTTTGGCGTCTGCTTTAGGTGCGTCTTTCTTAGCAGGCTCACTTTTTGCAGGCGTTGCTGTCGCAGGAGCGGCAGGGGCTGTGGTAGCAGGTTTGGCTTCTGCTTTCTTTTCTTCTTTCTTGGCAGCAGGTGCTTGAGCAAATGCAGAAAGAGCAACAGTGGTGGCGATTAAAGCGATAAGTTGTTTCATGGTATCTCCTTGATTAGAAACTGTAGACCCGGACTTTCCTGGCTACACATATATAACGCCACAGCCTCAGCATCGGTTGACACAAAATTGGTATTTTGTTATAATTTGGGCATATAGTAAAAAAAGGCACATATGGAATTGCATGTTGAAGCGGGCCCAAAGACCAAACAGTATATTGAAGCACTGGTTCCTAGTATGTTAGCCCAGTTAGGGCTTGTGAAAAATCGCCGATTGCTCATGATCAAAGTGGACTCAGATTTAGAGGAAATGGGCACCACTGTGCCGTTGACAGGACTTGACACTTACTTGGTGGTATTAAAACCCACTAGAAATTTGTATGCACTGGGCGTGACCCTGGCACACGAGTTGGTGCATGTGCGACAAATGGCACGAGGCATCCTAAAAATCATGCCCAAAGGCAAAAAATGGAACGGCAAATACTACGGACGTAATGTGGCATATTTGCAACAGCCCTGGGAATTAGACGCTTTTGCCCGGCAAGAAATTGTGTTTCGCAGGGCTATTGAACTGTGATTTTGGTTGACCAATAATTCCCAAACTGCTATAATTAAGGTATGAAATTAGATACAAACGAAATACTACAGTGGGCCGGGGCTATTTTTATAGTAGCAGGTCACAGTTTAAACGCTGTGGGTCCTGAGGCTTATCCTTACAATATCCTTACATTTTTTATAGGAACCTTACTGTTTTTAGCCTGGACTGTGCGTGTTGCAAATAAACCACAGATGTTTGTGAATCTTGTAAGTGTAATAATTGGGCTTTCTGGGCTGGTAAAAGCATTTGGTTGACCGAATATTTCCCATTTGCTATAATACGAGTATGAAAACAAAAAAGGAAAAAAAGATGAAAAAAACCAAAAAACCAACCCTGGGTGAACTCTTACGCAAGAAGTTGGGACTCAAACCAACCCTAAATCAGTTGTTAATGAAGCGGTTGCGTGGTTGACCGAAAATTCCCAATTTGCTATAATATAGCATAGTTTAACAAAAAGGAGTTTGAAAATGGGTTTAAGATACGATACATTAGGTGAAATGATTACTTTAAACGAGCAAGAAAAACGTGAAATTCGTATGTATGGCGCCACCGAAGCTCAAATGCGTGAAGCAGTAGAATCGTCCAGCACTTTTCGATTCTCTGGTCCCGCAATGGTAGTGGCCAGCATGATGAGTGACGCACAAGAGATGATGGCCTACGAACAGCCGGACTTTAACACCATTGAAGATCAGCGTCAACTGTTAAATCGTGCAAAATTTGTGCTTTTTGAGTACATTATGGACCGCAAAAACGGTTGACCCAAAATTCCCAATTTGTTATAATACTTGTATAGAAACTAAAAAGGATTCCAAAATGACAGCAATCGCAACACAGATCACAGAGCAGTTGGTACAAGACGCAACCAACGAAGCAGGTATCCAAGCCCGCTCAGCGGCCAAAGCATTCCACGCCAAGCATGGCGATCGTGATGCTTGTGGCTTTGCTTGGGTCAACGTGTTTGGCGTACGGTCTAACTCAAAGTTGGGCAAGTGGCTACAGGCCGCGGGCTTCCGTAAGGACTACACTGGCAGTCTCCAACTGTGGAACCCCAGCGGTTTCCCAACCCAATCAATTAGCATTTTAGAAGCAGGTGCTGAGGCCTACGCAGAGGTACTGAAGACCAAGTTGGGTCTGACACAGGTCTACGCTGGAAGCAGATTAGATTGATTGACTGATAATTCCCAAACTGCTATAATGTAAACATAGTAAGAAAAAAGGAAAAAAAGATGTCAAGTTTTGCCGAAGATGTATTTGCAATCAATCCCAATATCACAGCAGAGAATGATGTTCTTGACTTGGGATTTGATGTTGTAAAAAAGGCACTAGGATTGAAATCTGCTCGGTACTATTTTTGGTACCATGAGGATTTCCCCTCAGATTTGATTAATGAATATTTTTGGTTGCAACAACAGAAAGAGGTAGCATAAAATGGGTACACGTTCAAGAATTGGTGTCATGCATGGTGACGTTTGCAAATCAGTCTACTGTCACTGGGACGGTTATTTAGAACACAATGGTGTGATATTGCAAGAGCACTATTATGACAGTGCCAAGGCCAACCACCTGGTGTCACTGGGCGATGTGTCTTCTTTGAAACGCGATGTTGATTTTCCAGATGGTGAGTTCCATACTTTTGGTTCGCCTATGGAAAATGTAACTGTGTTTTACGGTCGTGACCGCGATGAAGACGGTACAGATTTTGCAACAGATCATACCTTTGAAACGTTCTTAGATCGTGCCAACGACTGTGGGGCAGAGTGGTACTACATCATGCGTGACGGTGTCTGGTATGTGGGTAACACACATGAAAATGACGCCAAGTATTACCGCAAGTTGGTATTGTTATTGAAGGCCTTGGTGGACGAAATGGAAGTGAGCAAGACCTGGGACTCAGTTGACCTGTAATTCCCAAACTGTTATAATACTTGTATAGTAATTAAAAAGGAACCTGAGATGGCAACAAGTAAAGTACCGGCAGAAATACAGTTAAACGGCATTTGGGTAGTAGAGTTACAGGAAATTTCAAAAGACCCTTTTGAAGAATGGTACACTTACGCTGTTTATCCCAAGAAAGAAAGAGCAGAACTTTCTTGTAAGTTGCAGGAAACATATAATCCTATGATGAGTTACCAAACAAGAGCAAGAATGAAAATAGTTCCGTTTAATTTAGAATTTGACGGCAAATATACTCCTTACAAACCTAAAAAAGGTGGAGAAAAATTCTGGGTTATAAAAGTCTTAGATAATAACTCCATGGAAGACGACAATATTTTTGGAGTTTATTCTTCGGAAGAAAAGGCACGTGTGGGTCTCGCCAATGTTATTCTCAATGTCAAACCCCCCACAAGAAGATGTATTTCACAAGTTAATTTCCAAATTGAAGAGCACAGAATCGACCAGTGTTAATTAGTTTGGTTGACCAATAAATCACCATTTGCTATAATACTTGTATAGTAATTAAAAAGGAGCCCAAGATGAATGTCAAAGATATTAACTCTGCTATTATGTTTGGTAATCTTACCAATGACGAACTGTCTACAGTGATCGATGCAGTGAAGTTTGCTCGCACACAGTTGACCAAACAAAAGACCCGTGCCTTTGGCATTGGTGACCGAGTAAAGTTTACCAGCAACCGCAACGGCTTGACCTACGTTGGCAACGTTCGTAAAGTTAAAATTAAATTTGTACTGGTTAGTACGCCAGGCGGTGTATTCAATGTGCCGGCCAACATGTTGGAAGTGGCATGAACAACAAGATCTTTAACTACAAAATGCAGATGCATTTGACCGAACAAGAGATGGCCCAGTTCCGTGCCGCTTTTTCTGAATTACAAAATGAAGTAACAGAAATATTCTTAGAAACAGAACAGCACAATGGCTTTCAAGCTGCCAATGAAGTGATCAATCGTGTTCGGAACAGGTAAGTGCCTGCACCTAGTTTCCGTCAACAAACCAGGAGAAAGATAATGGGACTTGACATGTATGCATACGTGGCCGCAAAGGAAGGCCAACAACGTGAGTTTTATGAGAGTGCCGAATTCGACGATGATACCAAAGAGTTTGTTAACAAGACAGTAGAACAGCCGCGTGAGATTGCTTACTGGCGCAAACATCCTAATCTGCACGGATGGATGGAACAGCTTTGGAAAAGTCGTAACGGCAGCAACGGTGACAGCGCCACCTTCAATGGTATTGAGTTAGAACTTACCTGGGAGGATCTTGAGGTTCTTGAACTGGACGTCATTGCTGGTGCACTGCCCAGTACGTCAGGTTTCTTTTTTGGCAATGAAGCAGATGATCACTATCGAGAACAGGACCTTAAATTTATTCGTGACGCTCGTGCAGAGTTGTTTTGTGGGTTAAAAGTGTTTTATAATAGTTCGTGGTAACGGAGTAAATATATGAATGAAACAGACTTCTCAGACCCAAGGTTTGCGGGCACAATGGTAGCAGGTTGGATTCTTGACCTGGAAAGCTCGGACAGTCGAATACACAAAGAAAAAACTATTGAAAAGGCATTAATAGCCTCCCAGTTAGGCAGTGCAGATGCGCAGGCCTTCTTGTTCAATTGTTATCAAGCCTACAATCCTTTTTATGTGTTTGGTATCCGGCAAGTGCCCGAGACTGAGGGCTTAACCAGTCAATCAAATCCGTGGCCTAAGTTTTGGGCGTTGTTGGAAAGTCTGCGCACCCGTAGCGTCACAGGTAATCGAGCACGTGAGGCCATTGATGAATGTAGCCAACAGTTTGATTCAGATGAATGGAACAACGTGGCCCGGCGTGTGTTGATCAAAGA